GCTCCCATCCATGTCAAGGGAGCAATCCTATACAACCACCTTGTCAACAAACAAAAGTTGAAAAACAAATACCCGCTGATACAGGAAGGCGATAAAATCCGTTTCCTACACTTGCGTCAACCAAATGTATTTCAGTCTTCTGCCTTTTCTTTTATGACAGAAGTACCAAAGGAACTTGACATTTCTAATAAGATAGACTATGATATGCAGTATGAGAAATCGTTCATTGAGCCACTCAAGGTGATCACAGAGAAGATTAATTGGACAATAAGTTATGGCATCCAAGGCACACTGGAGGATTTTTTTGGATGAGATATTACAGATACACATTAGAAGATTTGCAAAAGTCAGTTGACAGAAAACTCTTCACTGACATATCATTTTTTGCTGGTGGTGGTGGATCGTCTTGTGGATATAAACTTGCAGGCGGTGACTGTAAATTTGTGAATGAGTTTCAGCAAGTTGCTGTCGATACTTATCTAGAGAACTGGCCAGGTACTCCACATATATGCGGTGATATTAAAAATGTCACTGGTAAACAGATTATGGAAATGACAGGAATTAAGAAATACGAATTGGATATAATGGATGGTTCGCCACCATGTCCACCATTTTCTATGTCTGGCACAAAACAAAAAGGTTGGGGTAAGGAAAAAACTGCATATGGCATGAAACAAAAGAACATTGAAGATTTGACATGGGAGATGATTCGTATTGCTGCTGAGCTGATGCCGAAAGTTATCATTTGTGAGAATGTCAAGGGTCTTACGATGGACTATGCTAAAAGTCACTTAGACCGTATGGTAACAGATTTTGAAGCTCTTGGGTATGCAACTAATTTTAAAGTTCTTAATGGGATACACTATGGTGTACCACAAAAACGTCAACGGGTATTTATTGTATCTGTAAGAAATGATGTGTTAGATGATATTAATTTGCCTTGGTTCGGAATGTCTTCTATATTTCCTTCTGCCGTAGATGAAGAACCAACTGTGGAAGATGCTATTGGTGATCTAAGACTTGATAATGAAAATAGTGTTGAGGCACATGAACTGCGTAAAATCATGAAGAAAAGTGCTAAATACAAATGGTTGAAACGTCTACCCAAGAATCCTGATAAGGTTGTATCAGTGGGTGATGATGTTGTGGGTCCGTTTTATGACAAGCTAATTGCACATAGAACTAAGTGGGGAAAAGAAGTGCCGGAGAGGAAAACTTCATTTTTTCAATCTCGCAGAGTCCCTTGGCATCAGGCAAGTCACACGCTGAGCGAACAGGGATTGCAGACTAGTTTGGCAGTAAATCTCCATGCCGATGAAGATCGTGGGTATACAACCAAAGAGGCAAAACGTATTATGACTTTGCCGGAGAACTATAAACTAACTGGTACTCTAAACGAGAGACTTGCCAGAATTGGATTGATGGTTGCTCCTATGTGTATGAAACATGTTGCAGAGTCAGTTTATAAAAGTATATTGGAGCCATGGAATGAAGTACATAACAGCAAAGACTGATCTGGGTGAAAAGGCAACATTCCAGAAATACAATGGTAAATTTCTGGAAGAATCTGATGCACAAGATTTAATCAGCGTCACAGAAGACACAGCAATTATGAAACCTGTGGCATCGCTTGATGGGTCTGATGTGCCACTTGCTTATGTGATATGCAATGCATTTCCAAATGATAATGTAAGAAATGTGTTGGCAACTATTGAAGATACAAGCACCATGAGGGCAAACTGCTCTGGACCTATTGATAAGGAAGAGATGGCTGCGAAGGGATTGATAGAAGGTGAGCATTATAAACTACGCACACCAAACTCTTACCATGTACGAACCAAAAGTGGTGATTGGGGAATGATTGCTTATGCAAACGAAATCAATTCTGTCATGATCGGCCATAAACGTGGACGGTTCACAGGTGGTATTGATGTGTCTGGTTGGACAAAGGATAATCCAGATAAGTTTGAGATACTAAAAGAAATTTCAGTTTACAACGAAAAAGCATTTGACAAAGCAAACTTTGAAGTGTATAATAAACAAAGAAAGTTCGCAGAGAGTTTCGTTAAACCAGAACATAGGATGGGCATTTTCACTACTCTATCTGCTAATCGTTATCATGCTGGACAATCGACAAAGATGGGAGCTCATGTAGATAGTGGGGACACTGAATTTGGTATGACAAGCATGTGCGTCTTTCGACAGGGTGATTATCAAGGAGCATATCTAATATTTCCAAGATATGGTATAGGGATAGATGCTCCAGACAATTCGGTGATTATCGCAGATTCTAGAGAAATTCATGGTGTTAGCCCTATTCGTGGGAATGGTGAAAGATTTTCCTGTGTGGCATATTGCGACAACCGACTCGCAACTCAGGGCGTTGCAGGGAAGAGCGAGAGGAAGATAGGTCGATTTGCAAAGAAAGAAATTGGTAATTTAGAGCAGTTTTTTTCATAATCGTTATATATCAATAACTTATGACCAGCGATTTGCCTTGACATATCCTAGCTAGCCTGGTATTATGTATATATGATGAGAAAACAACGAAAGTATTTAAAATAATGAGTAAAGTCGTACAATTTAGTGATACAGAGAATCACAATTTAGTTGAACAAGTTAAACGGGATCGCTCTAAGAAAAAAGATATGGAAAAGAAATTACCACAACCGCCTGTTCTAATGCAGTTTCCTGTCGAATGTGTTGAAGGTATGGAACTGCTTGAATATTGTTGGATTGCGTTAGAAGATATCAACGATAAAAATTGTAATTGGGGTCGCTTTCGTGGAATAAAATCTACTGGTGTTGACTTTCTACAAAATGAAATAAAATCAGGAAAATATAATCCTACTTTGCATGAACCGCCTGTAGTAGATCAAAATGGAAATTTGATTTCTGGTAAACACAGGTATGATGCCCATGATGGGGAAGATGAAACATATATGTGGTGTGCAAGGTGTAAGTTCGATAATGATGATGCAAGAAATGCTTATGCCCTAGATGAAAATATGAGGAAACCTTTTAAGACTGATGCAGATCAGGAAGATTTTGTTTTTTCTGTTGCACAACTTGTCAAGAGAGGAGTTAAAGTCAATAAAAATAAAACTTCTGTTCAAAACTACATTGCAGAAAAATATCCAACACTTCCTAAAGGTTGGTTGTCACGTTCTATTCTTGCTGAAAAAATTCTAGAAACTGCTGGAATTGATTATGTTTCAGTTGAAATTATGTTGGATGATGTAATCGCCGCCGAGTATTTTAATGAATACGGTATTGACATTTTGGGAACACCTAACTATATCCTCAAAAAACTAACTGGTAAGAAAGACTTGAAGAGATCGGATCGTTGGATAAGGTTACAGAGGGATTTGTTGGATGTGATTTCTAAAGGTGAAGATACCACCGTAATTGTTACGTTTACTGGTGCAAATTCTCAAGACATTCCTAAGTTGAGAAAGACTTGTTTGGAGTTTAAATCAGATATGGTTACTAATGCCCTTAAATTAACAACTGGTAAAGAAAAATCTAAACTTGGAAACGTAAATTTTGTTTTCACCAAACAGTTACCTACAGATGAAGGATGGTTTAATTATGTTGACTAATGCGAGTTTATCCAAATGTGAGATTACATGGATGGCAATGTCTGGTGTTATGGATCGTAATGGTTGGGAACAGACTCGTCACAAGAGAAGTGCAACTAGAGTTTTCTATAATGGTTGTGGTTCAATTTCAACAGGATTTATGTCTAAGGTTGCAAAAAAGAAAAGGGCTGAAAAATTAAAAGTATGTGGTGATCACGTTACTGCTCCACAATCACTTTCGTATTTTGTATATGACAATTGGGATAAGTATTCTAATTTTATAGACTTTCAAGAAGTGTGGACTATGGGTTCACAAACTGCTTGGGTTTCCACACCAGAAAATAATATGTTGAAAGAGTGGACAGAAAGAAAAACTGCTGGTATTGTCTACAGTTCAATTGTTGATAGATATAAAAAGTCTGGTATAAGACTGTATAAAGAAAATTACGGTTGGACATGGGACTGGCCTTTTGATCTTCCCGAAGGATTTTTGGAATATGAAGGCAAATATCTTTTACAAGAAAAAGTTGCTGCATGATAATAATGATCGGTGGAGTTCCCTGCTCAGGTAAGTCCACACTAACAAGAAACATTCTAAAGGAACTAGGTTCGGGCGAAATGCTCGAACCCATGAAGCTATTTCCATGTGAGAAACGTGGGAATGTTCTTATTATTGGTCGTTATCCAGAGGGTGAGACTTTCGGTGGCACTGATCGTATATCATATGGCGCCATCTCTAAGTTTCGTGATTTTATAGACCAAGAGGCACTAAAACATCTCCACATTTTCCTAGAGGGTGATCGTTTCTTTCGTGCAAAAGATATTGAGTGGTTACTTGACAATCATGAAGCAAAGGTGTATATTCTCACTGTCAGCCTAGAAGAAGAAAAACGCAGGCACACAGAAAGACAGGATAGCCAAACTGAGAAGTGGTTACAGGGGCGTAGGAGTCAGATAAGTAATATACAAACAAATTTTGAATTGATGGGTAGAATTGAAATCCAACAAAATGACAGTATAGAAGCTAGCAAAAATATACAGAAAGAAATTTTAAAATGGATAATTTGATTAGAATGTATGATAATGTCGTTGATGATGATTACTGCGACTATCTTGTAAAACGATTTGAAAATTCTCCAGATCAGTGGGATGTGCAGTCTTCTAGTTCATATGATTTCACACAGATTGATATGGGCAAACATCAGAAGTCTTGGCAAAAAGAATTTGGTGAATTACTCAATCACCTCTTTGGCTGTGTTAGGAAATACAAAGAAGACGTTAATCCTATGTGGCCTGATAAACATGGGTTTGAGTCTCCTAGAATTAAACGTTATCTTCCTAATGGAACTGATGAGTTTAGACGGCACGTTGATGTAAATTCATATGATCATGCAAAGAGATTTTTGGTATTCTTTCTATATCTAGTGGATGTGAAAGAAGGTGGTGAAACGGTAGTTATGCCAAAAGGATGTGAACCAGTTGTATCGCCTTGTAAAAAAGGTTCCTTGATTGCATTCCCCCCAATGTGGACTCACCCACACATGGGTAAGGCTCCTATTGCTGTCCCAAAATACATAGTCGGTTCATACCTTCATTATGCGTAAAAAACTACTTGCATCTGGTTGTAGTTTCACAGATAATTGGTGGACGGAGAAACATGATATTCCTGTCTGGCCAGAGAAGCTTGCTGAAAATCTTGAGATGCCTTGTATAAATTTAGGCAAACGTGGGTTGGGAAATGATTACATACTAAACTCTGTTGTAGACAAGCTTATTACTCATAGAGATCAGATTGGTTTGGTTGTTGTTATGTGGTCAAACTTCACTAGAATTGATTTTGAAGTTGAAGAGGATGCAGATATATATTCTGGATTACCGTGGACTTCTGTTATGAATTCCTCAAAAACACCACAGGAAAATGTGAGAGCTCCTCTATCTTCGTTCATGAAAGATAACAATATCAATGGAACGATGATATACAGAAAACCCTTTGAAATTAAACATTTGGTGAAAAAGTCACTAAGAACGTTCTATATGTTTCAAGAACTGATGTTGAGTATGAAGATGCCATATATTCAGTTGGTAGGAACACAGCCCCTTCCCCCTTCGATATACACCGCCGCATCAGGATTTTTGATTAATAGTCCATATATGGATAAGATTGATAAGTCAAAATTCTTGGGCTTTCCAATATTCAAACCCATTGGTGGTTGGTGCGTTGACGATATTTTAGATAATTTTGATAATGTTAGGATTAGTGAAAAAGATTATCACCCAAATCGCCGAGGACATGAGATAATTACCGAAAAGTTGTTGACAACAATCTATAGAAACTCTATTGTATAAATAGTTAAAATTATTCGTACAGATGGAGCAATTGAATGAGCTTAAAGAAGTTTTCTGAACTTTCAGAAGCCCGTGGGGATACAGCAGTATTCTGCATTGGTCGTTTTAACCCGCCAACTACGGGCCATGAGCTCATGATAGAATCTGCTGCCAATATACAATCTAAGTATCCCGGCGCTCCATTCTATGTGTTCCCTACGCACAGTCAAGACCCCCAAAAGAATCCACTACCACATGCTCTAAAAGTCGCATATATGAAGAAGATGTTCAAAAAGTATGCAAAGAACATCCAAGTCAGTAAAGCGAGAAATGTTTTTGAGATGGCAGTAGTTTTACATGATAAAGGTCATCGTGCAATTGTTCTTGTTGCAGGGTCAGATCGTGTTGATGAATTTGATAAACTTTTAAACCAATACAACGGTGTTAAAGGTAAACATGGTTATTATGGTTTTGACAGTATTGAAGTAGTATCTGCTGGAGAACGTGATCCTGATTCAGAGGGTGTATCTGGTATGTCTGCCTCTAAGATGAGAGCTGCAGCATCTCAGGGTGACTTTGATTCTTTTAAACAAGGTCTTCCAACCAGTTTTAAAGATGGTGTTAAACTGTTCAATGATGTTCGTAAAAACATGGGTATTCGTGAAGAACGTGACATGGGAAATATGGATGACTACGAAACACTCAGGGATGCATATCTTACAGGTAAAATTTGGAATATAGATGATTTAGTTGAAGCTAATGGTATTGAAGGTCGAGTAGTAAATAGAGGAACAAACTATGTAGGATACATGGACGGTAGTGGAAAAGTTCATAAAGCATGGTTACAGGATATTACACTTAATGAACGGGACTACAAAAAGGAATATGCTAGTTATCAAGGCACACCAGAACAGATTGCAAGACGTTCTTCAAGAAACAAAGCTCGTAGGGCAATGGGAGACAAGGTAGTTAAGGGTATGGATGTCGGTCACGCTGACAATGACCCAATGAACAATGATCCCAAAAACCTACGCAATGAAGACCCATCTGTAAATCGT